CAACCACTTCGGCGTAGACATCTTCAGGCCGGAAAGATAGCTGCGGATGAGCCTGTAGGATTGCCTCCACACCAAGACGAACACGATCCCAGTCTTCACGAATATCACCAAGAACCGGCTCATCCCTTCGAGTACCGCGTTCTTGTAAGTTTGTAGTTTCTACCGACTCCACCGTACTTCACCTTCCTAGCTACTCTGGTTTCTGATTGCCGTCCGCGCTTCTCTGCTTCGACGAGCTGTTCGTTAAATAGTGATGCGTAAACACCCGCGCCCGCATAGTCCGTCCACTCACGCCCAGGCATCCGCAACAAACGTAACAACGCACCATTGACGATGGTGTCGCGGTAGTCGTTCATGACATCGTCATCACAGGCTGTCGACGTGTGCGTAGGCTTCAGTACAGCCCGCATAAGCACGCTAGATACCTTGGTGACATTTGGTACAGGCGCTATGTAAAACAGGCTCTGTGACTGCTTTACGAAGTACTCAGGGGTACCCTCGTTACCAGCCTTACGCCACTCAGGAATACGCTGCTCAAGTAGCGCGGAAGTGATCGGCTCTAAGTCGGTGCCGTCGTAAGTGGCCCATAAAATCTCATGGACAACAGTGCCGTTTGGCGGCTCAAGGTCATACTCGAACAGATTAGCGATGGTTGTGATCGGGTCTAACTCTTGTTGATAGACCCCAGATTTCTCACACAGCTCTATCGTGGCCGACCGAATACTGTTCTCGATCAACGTATCGGGGCACGAGGGCACCATCGGAAGGATCTCGGGCAGTAGCGATTCGTAAAGCGCCATGTCTTACCCCGCTGCTTGCGACGGCATCGTTATGTTCTGCTGATTCAAATCCATGTTGGGTGAAGTGATTATGTCAATCTGACCTTTACCCGTAACCGAATTGATAAACAGGTTGTAATGAGTGCTCGCTCGCTGATTATTCCCAGCGTACTCGGCGTCTTTGGTATATGCCCTGAAGAGCGTGTAGTCCGCGACAGCATTGGCAAAAATGTCGGGGATCGACAGATCGCCTGACTGAGTTACGGTCGCAGGGTTTGCTGCGTAGACAATCTCAACATACGCATTGCCTGATACGCCTGGATATACGTAAAAATTACGGGGGTTCTGCTCGTCATAAACGTAGTGTTTGACGATATTCGTGTGTGCAGCATCACCAGCAACTGTCGGATCGTGCCAATTTGGGGTCTGCGAATCCAAGATGTCACGAGACACTAAGCGAACCGCTCTTTTGCCCGTGCCATTTGAGGCAGCAGACATATTGCGAACGACTCGTAGCAGACGATTACCAGCTGTCGGGATGTCTTGCTTCGTACCAGCTGTCAAAGTGACGGTGGTGTTTACCGCACTCGCATCTGGCTTGAGCAAAGCGATTTCACGCTGAGCGTCATTTATGAACAAGACCAGTTCACTTACGACCGGCCATCGGATACCGGTGGTGTCTTGAAGAATCGCTTGGACTCGATCAACTACGCTTTGCACACTTACAGTCATGGTCTACCTCTAGGTATTTAACGCCTCTTGCCAAGCAACCTCACGTTCAGACGTTGAGACTGTTCGGCCAGCGGCTTTATTAACAACGGCAGCTTTTGGCGTACCGTCAGCCTTAAAATTCTCTGGATCGCCCTCATCAATCAGGCCTTCCATAACTGCCACCAAATCTGAGTCAGGGGCAGCAACCTCTTCCTCGATGACCACTACTGGCTCATCGGATACAGCTACTTCTTCTTCGATCGTTGGCGCAGCTGCTTGAACTTCTTTTGCGCCCATCTGCAGGGCGATTAACCCAATCTCGTCAGATACCTCGCGTTCAACGCCTGCTTGGAACAGAACAACTGCCCCCGTAAGCGTTGCAACCCTGACTTCCTTGTCTGATATAACCTTCATGTTTAGTACCCTGATCTCCTGGTTCTTCGTGGTGCCGGTGGCATCTTCTTCTTTTTCTTCTTTACCGTTTTCGTTCGCGTAGTTCCGTAACCCATTACTTAGTCCCCAAAAAAGAGCCCCCTCCGAAGAGGGGGCTAAACACTCTACTGAGCAGTGTCGAGAGCGATTACGCCAAAGTCTTGGACGCTACCGTTGTAGTCACTGTTGTACTTCGGCTTACGTAAGCCAAAGATCTTGCCAATAGAGATACCGGCTTGGTTTGAGTAGTCGAAGGTATCTTCAACAATCTCAGGGTTGCCGATGTCGGCCATAGCCAGAGCTTGAGCACCACAGAACAATGCGCGAGCACCGTCTACGTTAGCGCCAGCGCCCCACTTGTACCCTGCAGCACCAGCGTTGCCAGAGGCACCTGAAGTAGCGCCTTCAGTGCTGAAGACGTGACGGAACTCGTGGATCATCACGCCGTCTACCATCAGGCTGCTTGTTCCTGAGAACAGGCTGTTAGAAGGCCCACGGACACCCGCGTTACGAACGTTCGTCAAGAAGTCGGAGTCCAACTTCAGATCAGCCATCTGACGAGGCGTTACGAACATGTGGAACACTTCTTCGTTACCTGCGCCACGCAGACCACGGATGTAGTTATCCTTGGCGTAGGCTTTCAGGTTAACGATGTCGCGGTAAGCGATCTTGTCGGTCGCAGCAACAGCAGTGGTATCACCAGCTGCAAGCGTTGACGTGCCGCCTGACACATCTACTCGCAAGTGACGAGCTGAGGTAGGAGCAGAAACGTCTGAAGCAAACTCCAGATCGACCAGTTCCAGACCGGTGGTACCAGACGTGGTGCGAAGAGCGCCATTTGTCTTGTGAGTGTAAGCAACACCAGACAGGGTCAAGAACGCCAGCTGATCCATACGATCCGCCATTGCGTATGCAAGTGCGTCGCGAGACTGCTCACGGAAGTTTACAACTGACTTCTGATCGGCCAATCGACCGGCGATGCGGTTAGCAAAGCGCAGCTGATCCAGCTCGACGGTGATGTCGTAGGCGCGAAGCGCTTCTTCATTACCTTCCAGAGTGTTGTCGCCGGTTACACCGTCACCAGTCATATCCGCTAGCAAGGTGATTACGGCTTTGGTGCCCTTCTCACTCTTGGTAAGTTCAGTGATTCGCTGAACCATTGCGTTTTGACCAGATCCTGCGAACTGGTTGATGAAAGACATGTTGCGAGCAACCTGCCAAAAGTCGCGAGACCAAGCCGTTAATTGGTTTGAAGTCAGCGACGCAAAGTTAGTAAGAGCCATATCGGTTCCTTAATTGCGTAAATTAGTACTTGTTGTACTTATGTTGGGCACAAGCCCGTTCATAGCCGACTTTTGGAGCGGCTAATCCGTTTCCTCGTGTCGTGAGGCGACGAACTAGCGCTTATTAACGAGGGGCGACCTCGGAAGGTTTAACGCCTTTACAGGCGAATACGTTTTTAACGTGTACGGCACGACCTAATATCGTTTAGATAGACGATTGCTGCAGAATAGTACCACTTGTACTATTCTGCAAACAAAAAGATCACCATTTAACTTTGTGTGACCAGTACCGCGCACTGAGCTTTGAAGGCTTTGCGTCTTGGGCATTATGACGGGCGTAATAAGACTTCTTTCGAGCCTTGTCCTTGGCGGACTTGGGGTTCTTACCCGCACCACGTACGCCTTGCTGCCCAAATCGGATCAATTTCATCTCGTGCCCCACCGCAGCCAGCACCATGTGCGACTTAGTCGGGTGGTTCGGGGTGCGTTTCGGTTGATTCACACCGTTTAACCCGTGTTTTTTCAGCAGCGCGGCTCTTCTACTCTCGTGTGCCATATCAAACCTACAAAATATCGCCGCGAAGCCGCTTCAATGTGGCATCTGGTAGCGAATTGAACTCATCTTCAGTCATTGAAGAGATGTCTAGGGGCTTTTCACCACGGTTAGCAGAGCTTTCTCCAGGCAATTCTGGCGGTTGGGCCTCCGCTGCCTTCAGTTTGCTGGCTACTTGGCGACGTTTCTTCGTAACTTCGTCTACATTCTTAGCTGCAGGTGCAGTATCTGCGCCCAAAGTGGACGTAGTGGCCGCCGGTTCGACAAGATCGTAGCTCTTGACCACAAAATTAGCCGCTTTACCCAGCGCTTCTACTGCCCCAAAGCCCTGAGTGATGAACGCATCACGAAGATCTATGACTTCTTGCGTGTATTCAGCGTTGTAGGCCTCAGAATTCTGGTCAAAGACGGGGAAATTAGCCTCCAACTCGTTGGCAGCGCTCTGCAAAGCAGTCGCTTGCTGGTTCTGGGCTACCGTCTGCGACATTTCTTGACGCATTTCGTACGCGATCTGCTCTTTTTCGGCTTTGCGCATGGCATTTCGAAGCGCTGCGGCCTTATCAGCCTCGCCATCGAGCACCAATTGCTGATATTCCAGCTCTTTAGCGTCGAAGTCGTACTCTTCGGGGGCACTTTCGGCCACTTCTTGGGCCGCTTTCATGTCATCCAGCTGTTTCTGCAGCGCTTTTTGCTTCGCTAACACTTCATCTAAGCGAGATTTAGGCACCATTGGCTTTTTACGCGTCGATTCGGGCTCAACTTCAGGCTCTTCGTCGACAATCTCAGTGTCATCGTCAAGATCTTCGTCTTCGGCCTCGGCAACCTGCTCTAATTCCGGCTCCTCGACCTCTTCATCTGCAACTTCAGCTTCCTCCGCAACCGCTTCTGTCTCTTCGACAGCGTCTTCCACCACTTCTTCAGCGGATTCTGCCTCATTATCTTCTTCTCCCAAGCCGAAATTAAGGTCTAGGGCCTCTTGAACGGGCTCTGGAGCATCAGCCCCAGGCAAAGTGGTCGCTACCGCAGTATCTTCTTGATCAGACATGTCAAATTCCTATTGATTTGGGGTGTTTTTCGCGCCGGTTTGCATGGCCGTGGCGGCAATACGAGCGGCGGCTTGGGTTTGTTGCTGATTTGTCCTGACTTGGTTAGTCAGATCAGCCAACTCTCGACGAAGCTGCAGTTCTTGCATCTTCATTTCGATCTTTCCTTGCAGTTCAGCTACCTGAATATCCGGTGCAGCCTGCGTGGTCTGGGCCTTCGCGATATTTACAGCGGCCTCGGAGCCAAGTTTCTGCACTTCGGCCTCCAATTTCGCCAGTTCGAGCTGGGCTTCCTGCATTTGCATCTGTTGAACCATCATCGCGGCTTCCATTTGCTCTGGTGTCTTCTCAATTCCGGTCAACATACGGATCCGCTTCGCAAGCTCGCCCTTCTTGGCCAGATGTGAGTACTCAATAATCGCGTCGTCTGGGATAGCCACGCCGACTTGACGCAGATTTAGCGCTTCTGCGAACTGCACCTCGTCAAACGAGTCACGAGCTGGTGCCGTAGACACCACAACGTCGTATTCACCGAGCGTTAAGTCGTCAATCACCTGCCCTTCTGGTGTTACCTCGTTGATCACCATCGCTTCACGCGGCTTCATCGGATCGGCGTCGTTTGTCACCTGAATAACTCGCGTCTCGGTATAGAAGGTTTGCACCAACTCCAAGATCTTTTCCGCCAAGTAGTGGCGGGTCTTTCGCAAGTTATCTAGCGGTACCTGAATCATGATCGCGCCACGATTCTGCTTGGCTCGGATAGCGATACCCGACACCTCGGCGCTGTCTGTACCTAGCATTGACTCGTTAATGCCACTGATCGCTTGGATATTTGCCGCAGCTTTCTGTCCGATGCGGTCTAAACCAGTTGGAATTGAGTTCGCTTGGATCTTCGCTGGCGGATTTGTGCCACGAGCGTACTCAATAACCAGACCCGTCTCGGCACCATGCTCTTCCAAGTCGTCTGGCGTCATACCAACAAGCGATCCGCTCTCTACCATCCAGCCACTGTTGGCGGTGGTGTTAACAATGTGCAGCTCTTGCGAACTGATCTTGTTGAGCTGCTCCTGTGGTGACAGCAGATTACGCACCATGCCAAACGGACGGCCACGGCGGAAATACGCAAAGTACGGAACAATCGTGAAACCGGCGTACGGTGACCAGTCATCGTGTAGTACGACCTTGTCACAGGTCACTGTCCAGCGAACCTTCTTCTGAATCTTGCTGATGACCTCTAGGCCATACTTCTTACCAAAGGATTTGATCTTTCGGTCGTTCCAAGCCTCTGGTACTGGGCGCTGGTCACCCGTTTCTGGGTCGACATAGCACTGAACACGGGTCACGCGCTTGTGCTGACGCTCGATGACGCGCAGTGCTTTCACATTGCGGTACTCATCCTCGTCATAGCCAGCCGCACCTAAGTAATCGTCAGTCGACTCGGTGTCACCATAGCGGGTCTCTTCGTACTCGACCGAGTCACGGCCAAATGTGTTGCCGTTCTCAGCAATAAACTGCAGCTCTTCCGCCTTCTTGGTGCCGTACATCTCCTCGATCTCGTCCAAGGTCATCCACTTGGTCTCAAAGACCTCGTTCCATGTCTTGGGGTCATACTCCTTGGCGTCGGGATCAATCAGAATGTCCAAAGGATCCTTCGCAGTTATGCGGATCTCACCCTCAACGTGGTCACTAAAGTCCATGCGAACGTCAAAGTATCCGCGACCGTCCATGATCAGACCGTCACTAAACACCTGCTGCTCTACCCAATCGAGCTTGTTGTTGTCAGCAATCTGCATGTACAACTTATTCAGTACCTGAGCGACGTCCTCGCTACCCGCACGACGTGGCTTGAACTGAATGTCAGCGCGACGGGTGGACTGCTCGCCCAACACAGTGTTGATCGTCGGCAGAATCGTATTAATAGTCAGAGCAGGTCGGCCTTCGGCATCGAGCATGGACACATCGTCCATATCCCACTGCTCACCCTGATAGAACGCATCACACTTCTTAGCCATGTGTATGTATTCAAGGTGTCCGTTGTCCCGAGCACGCACATAGCGGTCGTATTGTGTGCTCGCTATTTCCATCTCCTCTGCGGGAGACAGTGATTTCATTTTCTTGTGGTGCGCCATCGTTAGGAACTCATCGCTGATTTAGATTTAGGGGTCGCTGTTAGATAATCGAGCCGATCTCGCCAAGACGGTTCTTTGTAAACGGGTGTGTGGTAGCTGGCGAACTCCGTCATCATCAAACCAAGCCATGCCAACGCATCAACTTGGTCGTCGTGGACACCGTTGGGGAAACGCAACATCTCAGCCACTAACGGGCCGGTGAACACTTCGTCCTTGGGAAACCACACCATGCCCTGCTGCATCCGGCCTTGAATGGCGCGGGCTCGGGCTTCTTTATCGCGACGTCCTGTCTTCAGGTCTTTGATGAATGCTTCATACAGACCGCGCTCTCGAATCCGTTTCTCTAGGAACGGGCCCAGCGCCATCTCGATATGACCTTTCTCAATGCCGATCATCGAGGGCTTCCACTGCTCATAGAGATCTAGGATCCGCTCAACAATCTCAAAGCCGTCAAAGCGTCCGCGTACAACGTCCACAATGAACAACTCGTCAAATTCGTTTACGCCAATGACCATGCCGACCGAATAGTCGTTACGGTCGTTTTTACCAATGGCTAAGTCCCACGCGCAGTAGTACCGCATGGCGTCAAAGTCGACGTCATCGGCCTCGTAGTACTGGATCATGTCGCGGGTAAAGTAGTCACCGTCATCTGCGACGGGATTCTGCTGATATAAAGCCGACCAATCTCTAGGGCCTACGGCCTTTCGTATACGGTCTAGTGATACAACGTCGTAACGCTCTGGGTGCAGGGCCTCTCCAGAGTCGCGGAACTCTTCGTCTTCTTCAGCAATCGCGGGGTAACGGACAACCTCCCAGTCGTCTCCACCCTCGGTGGTGGCTTTTAGTAGACGGCCCGCGAGGTCATCGTCATGCCACCGAGTAAGAATGACCAGTACACCACCGCCAGGAGCAAGCCTTGTATACGCCGTCGACGTATACCAGTCCCAGTTAGCATCACGATTATTTTGGCTCTCAGCATCTTCTCTATTCTTTACCGGATCATCAATTACTAGGATGTGTGCGCCCTTCCCCGTTATACCACCGCCCACACCAGCAGCGACAAACCCACCGCCACTAGTAGTGAGCCATGCTTCTGCAGACTGAGATTCTGGATCAAGTCGCGTATCAAAGGCTGTTTTGTAACTAGGCTCTCTAAGTAGTCCACGAACTTTTCGACTGAATCCCATAGCAAGCGAACCCGAGTACGAACACGAAATAAACTCGTGCTGTGGGTTCCTGCCAAGGTGCCAAGCCGGAAACGCAATCGACGCCAAAGTTGACTTGCCGTGTCGCGGAGGTAAGAAAAGCATGAGCCGAGGAGACTCCTTCGCCACAACCTTTCTACTAAATTCTTCAAGTCGTCTACAGACATCTTTATGCACCCATCCCGCTTGATAGTCGGGGCTGAACCGCTCAACGAACGGTAACAACCGCTTTCGAGTTAGGAACCGTAGTGCTAGCTCGGCTCTTGCTTTGTCTTCAACCGATTGCGCCTCCGTCTCTTCTTCCTCTACAGGCGCAGCAGCAGGTGGTATCGCCTCAACCTCGTCGGCCTTGCAGTAGACGCAGAATCCGTCTCGCCCTGAGTACAGGGTCTCGGGGTGCAGGTTCTTGCACCGTTTACATTCCTGCATTGGAATGTCAGTCATCGTGGCGCATCACTTAGTGAAGGCTTATAGAAGTCAAAGCTCACCGCGTTTCGATCCGCCTTCACGTTTTTGTGATTTTTTCTGGCGTAAAGATTGGCGAAGTGGATGCCGGTTTTAGCATCTACGCCCGCTTTACCCGCCGGAAGCCCTTTAACGCGCCCCGCCTCGATATCCGGTAGGTACTTCTTGTACGCTTCAGAGTCACTTAGCTCTTTGCCCGTCTCTCGGTCATAGCCTGGGACGGTATAGATCATCCCTTTATGCTCTACGCCCTTCGCATTAACCGTCATCACTCGGCCATCCGATGTACGCGCTGCTTTTTTAGCGCGGACGGTGTCTGAGTGATATTGATTCACAAACGACATGTACTCTTCCATTGAAGGCAAACTACTCATCGGCTTGTGGCTCCAGATACGACGTATCCTTGCCCGCAATCTTCAACAGATCTTCGTCCGACATACGCTCCAACTGCTTGGGCGTAGCGTCTATGTTGATATTTACCTGCGTCGCGTTGTCTGGGGTACTTAGACCATGCAACTTGACCAGACTGTCCACGGTATTCTTCATCTCAGTCGCAGTAGCCGACGCCTGATACGCGTCCATGTACATCACGTGGGCGTTTGCGGCGGTGAACTTCACTTCTTCACGCATCTGCTCGCGGAAATACGCCAACGCCTTGGCAACATTGGGCCGTTTGACCGTGTCATACACAGCATTGGCGCTGGTATACCCCGCACCACGGCCTGCCGCAGCAAGCGTCATCCCACTAAGGACAAGCATGACTAACTTCTCTTGCTGAACAGTAAGCTCTCCCATCTCCAAACCCATGTAGGGCATATGAGATTCGAACTCAGCTACATCAGTGATAGGTTCTTGCGGCTGTTTGCTCAGCGATTTCTCCACTAAGATCCTCGTCTAAAAATACGAATAGCGGGGCATAGTCTGCGAACCCCTCTTCGGTAAGATTTTCCAGTACGTCATCGACCGAAAACTGTGTTTCGACCAAACGTGCGTCATAGACCAGCACCTCTTCCCCCGTAGGGCCGATACCAGTGCCAAGAAGCGCGTGTTCCATACCTTCAATGGATATCATTTTGACCTTGGACATTGGCGAATAGTACTAGTTGTACTATTTAGTCACAAGACTTTTCATAGACGCTCTTGATCCAGAAATAGAATTCACCCTCGTCCATTTTGTGCTTCATTATGTTTACCGCATAACAGACCAAACGAATGTTATCGACGGTGTAGCCGATACGGGGGTTTATACGGTCGACGCTGGCGTTGAAATCTTTGTGCCCCGAACCGTCACGGTGGTGTGTCATCACTAAACCAGTTGCTACGCACCTACCATTTTGGGCTTCCCACAGGTCTACAAGATCATCAACAGTAATTTCCCATGTGAAGCCCGCTTTGACGCGGACATGCTTGGAACTGGAGTGCAGTTTGGTCAGAAATGCGCGGTAGTTAGAGCTGCCGTGCTCACGAGCATGGATCTGGGTACAGGTTTTACACTTTGTTCGTGGTTTTATACCGGAGACAAGCCTGTCGGTATAAAACCGGTCGAGCGTCAGCTGCTGTTTGCACACTCTGCAGTAATAGAGATTCGCATCGTTGTCTGCGGTCATACGTGCCTTAGTCAGTGGCCGGTTGCATATAGTACATAAACTACTGTTTTTTCTGCTGAAAAATTTTTTTGAAAATTTATTTCAGAATCGCTCACACACTATCTCCCCCTCGCGCATACAGACCCACCCTTCCCCCGATTTCCATATTGGAACCTTGTTTGCGTTTGGCCTACCGGAACCTTGTCGTGGTACCCCCCTTTACACCTGCCACTAGCGTGTCAGCTGGTCAGTGTCACTTGTGAATCAATCAAGGAGACGAAGATGAAACTCAAAGACGCTATGGCAAACCTCAAGAGCCTAACTGACCACGAGCTGCTGGCCCTAAGAAAGCAGACCAGTGCTATGCCGTGGAACTTCAAGAAAGCCGGTGCCCTCACCCTGATCCAAGCCGAGATCGAACGCCGACTCGCCACCCGTAACCCCAAGAAATACGCAGGGGAATGGGCCGTATGCGCAGCTATTGGTTGTGCCCTAGGCCTTGGCGCTGACGCTGTAATCGAAGAAATCATCTAAGGAGAGACTAATGCTTACTAAACAGTACTTACGCTTAATCACCATCGTTATTGGAGAGTGGTTTCTAGTCCTGAGCACCATCATCGCAGAGGTAGCCCTAGTTGCACTGGGTTACTACCTCGTTATCAACGAACAACTGGCCTTTGGCCTAATGTTTATGCTCTCAAGTCTAATTTTCCCGCTCGCGCTGATACAAACAGTGCCCTTCACCCTCGAAAAAGACCAAATCAAACGCGACATCTCACGGATCAAGCGCCGCCGCGCTCGCAAGTGTGTGCCATGTGTGCCACGTGCGTGCCACTTGCGTGCCAGCTAGATTTCGCCAAGTGGCACACACCTAAGCCCTTGTTATTACACAGGTTTCCCTTCGAAAAGCACATTTGTGTGCCATGTGTGCCACCTAAAACACACCTT